AATGATGATGGCATATTAGTACGCTCCACCGAAGGCAGTGACTTGCAAAGCAGTGCCAGCAGACGTTGTTGTTACTGTCGTGCTTGCGTACAGAGCAAATGCAGCAGGCAAAACAAGTGGTTGTGTAAAGTTAAGCGTAGTGGTGAATGCGGCAGTAGTTGTAGACGGGGTTACTGCTGTTACTGCAATTTCTTGTATCAGAAAAGCAGTTGTGCCGTCCCACATCCAAATGCCAACAATGTTAGCAGCGTTAACTGTCGATATGCTTGTGCCTACAGCGTTGACTTGGATAGAGTCAATCCTCAGCCCATTAGTCGATGCAGGTACAAAGGCTACGATATTAGCCCCTGCCAGAGACGCAGTAGCTGTAGGTGCGCGAGTTGTACACGCTGTCTGAGCTGCAAGGCTTAGTGTTTTGGCGTAAGGCGTTTGTGCGAAGATCGGGGTTGCTGTAACGGCCATGATTAAAACCCTCCAAAGTTAAGTGCAGTATATATGCTTGCGCCGGCTGGAACTGCTGGAACCGCTGGTGCAGTGGACGCCCACGTTGTGCCGTTCGATGTTAGTAAGTTGCCTGCTGTTCCAGGCGCAACAAACAATGGCGCGGATGTTCCATTGCCGAGGATCACGTTGTTGGCAGTCAGCGTAGTCGCGCCTGTGCCGCCGTTAGCAACAGGGAGTGTGCCCGTGACATTGGTGGTCAGGTTGGCAAATGTGGTAGACGTAGTGCCTGTGCCGCCATTGGCTATAGAGAGCGTACCCGTGACCTGGGTCGCGCTCACCTGCCCGGTGGCCAGGACCCCACCTGAACTGACAGTCCCTGCGAGGATCTTTGCGTTACTCATTTCTTTAGCTCCTTACGGCTTGACCGGCCAAGTGATTGTAACAGGGAAGCCCGCTTGTTGTGGGAGGTCACGAAGAGCCTGACGGTAGGTAGCCCAGTCGGCTGGCACAGCCTGAGATAACTCCAAAGCCTTCACCACCAGCCAGTCACACTCAGCCAGCAGGTTGTCACGCGAGGCACGGGCAGCCTTGGAAAACTCAGTATCTTTCATTGCTTTGTAAGCCGCTTCCTGTTCTGCCGCTGTAGTCTCGCCGTCAACGAACACTGGCCCAAGGATGTACTTGGTGTACCACTTGCCATCTGACTGCTGCTCTACGCCGTCACGCTGGGAGTATTGGTACACAGTCCCGCCCGTTGCTTGTGGGCCTTCAAACACTGCGTCCGAGTCGAACCTGTCGTATATGTCTGCGGTCATTGCGCTAATAGACTTTGCGTAAGTCGTTGCTACCCACTTGATCCACTCGTGCTCTAGCAGCACCTGACCTGTTGCTCTGATTCTGATCTGCATAATTACCTCAAGCTATCGCAAGGAAGATGTAGGTGGCTGAAGTCACGTTGACGTTTGTCGCTGCGTCCTGATTTACGATGAACCCGCTGTTGTCGGTGTCCACGCTGTCGTCTGTAGTGACCTCTGCCGCAGTGGAGTTAAGACTTACGTGCGGGTCGTTACCTGCAATGATGCCTGACGCAGAATTCCAGACGTACCAGTCACCTGTAGAGTCAGTGCGCTTAATAAGAACAAATCTTGAGCCTGCTGCAAAGCCACACGCTATGGTTTGGCTTGAGCCGTTGCCGGTGTATGTGCCTACTTTAGAGACTCCGGCGCAAGTGGCGAATAGGTAGGTTACAAACGTACTACCAGACTGATTAACCTCAGCCGTTGTTCCTACAGAAAATGTTGTTGAAGTCGAATCAGTATCATTCCAATACACTATGCTTGTATTATAAGTGCCCGAATCATTTAATTTTATCGACTTAGTGCCCCCAACTATTGAGTTATAGCACCACCAGTTTGATAGCCCTGACCGCATTTTTCGTATAAGCAACTCCGCAGGAACTCCAAGATTATGAGTGATGGTGTGCGCTGCCCCTGTGCCGGTATCGCAAACCACATCAAAGAAGCCGGGGGCGCGTTTAAAAGCCCATGCCACATTTAGTGCCCCTGAGCCGTTTGTTTCACTGTCATTGCCTACTGTCGCCAACATTTGGTTGTTAAACTGTAAAAACACGGCGTTAGTATTATCAGCATTAGTCAAACCAGTTCTAAGACGAACACCATTGCCACGAAGCCTGTCGTAAACTTGAGTTGTGTTTGAGCTGGTAAAGTTTTTATAGGAGAGAATCCATGCCATATCGGGCGCAGACAGCGTAGTAATAGCTCTTGTTGCGCCAGTCCCTGTGAACGCCTCTGCATCATAAACACTCGTCCCCACTGTAGGCACTTTCATCGGGCCACGGCGTATGGCTATGTAGATGTAGGTTGCCCCTGCTCCGTTTGTTTGCGCACCGTTTGTAGTGGGGCTGAATCCAGTAGCTGTTGGTGTTATGGTATACGAATTTTGTTCTGCATCACTTAGGTTTGGCTTTAAGTTAAATCCGGCAACAGAATCAAACCCAAAACCCCGCATATTGTCAAACAGCATCCAATCGTTAGCCGAACCAGAATCCGTGCGTTTGATTAAAACCCACTGCGGCTCATACCCAAGCGTAATAACCGGAAACGGCGAAGAGCTTCCCGTGTACGACCCACACGAAATCACATTGTCCGTACCAGCCAGACCAAAGCCGCCTGCGTTGTGGGCGAATAGGTAGGCTACATAGGTAACGCCACTAGCATTTATAGCGGAACCACTGCCGCTATAAGGAACTAAAGCAAAAGTAGTTGTAGAATTTGCTGCGGGAAATCCATTAGCTAAAGTAATTGCAGTATTTTCAGGCTCTGTAGAATTTAACAATAAAACAGAACCGTTTCTATGCGTATATTTCCAGTCGCCTGTCGCACTTACAGGCTTAACAATTATTGCGCCAACAGCAGAACCAAGATTATGTGCGATTAGCCTTGTAGCCGAATAATCCCCATCCCCCGTATACGTCACCACATCAAAGAACTTCGGCTGCTTGCGGAATGTCCATGAGACAAAGGCGTCGGTAGCGTAGTTAACGATAGAACCTGCGCCGATAGAAAACCCAGTACTAGTAAATGCGGTTAATGAATTTGCTTGAGTAGCTTGGGCTGCGGTTGTGTTAGAAACCAATAAATTGGTTGCGCCTCGAACTGTGTCAACCAAAGTATGATTAAATCCAGTCGTGCGTGACTTAATCCACACCAACCCGCCTTTAGTAGACAGATCAATGCCATTGGTGATCGTCTGTGTAGAGCCGTTACCCGTATACAAGTAAGTCGAGAACACATCCTCAACGTACACCGCCGGAGCACTCCCAGCCCCTTCACCCAACAATAACTGCTGATTAGAACTCACGTTACATTCCCCGCAACGACACACGTTGTTCCAGATCTAAACAGGACAGTCGCAACGCCCGCAGCAGCAAGGGTCATGGTCGCCTTGTCCGTAAAAGTGCCTGCAATGTACGCTGTGGCGATGCTGCAAGTGATAGTTGCAGTGGAGCCAGTGTCGTTAAATATCGTTATAGCATCACCCTCTGCAAATGTTGAGTTTGGGATAACGATAGCGCCTCCTGCACCAAGTGCGACGTATTTGCCTATATCACCCACTGCTAGTGTGTAGCTGGATGTCTTAGTGCCGACTGCTGGGAGGTTCTTAAAGCCTACCGAGTTTGTGCCATCTGCTGTTGTGTTGGAGAGGTTGCCGGAAGCAGGAGTACCCAAAGCCGGAGTAACAAGCGTAGGACTTGTTGCAAATACCAAAGCCCCTGAGCCTGTCTCGTCGGTGACCGCAGCAGCGAGGTTTGCGCTGGATGGTGTGGCAAGGAATGTTCCTACATTTGTGCCAAACTGAGCGGCTGCAAAAGTAATTGCTCCGGTCATTGTGCCACCGGTCAAAGACAGTTTGTCGGCCAGCAACGCGTTTGTTTGAGCCTGGGTGTAGGTGTTGGCCACGTTGAACGCGCCGTACGCAACAATGTCGACGATGTCACCGGCGACCAAGCCAGCGGTGAAGACCACGTTGGTGCCGCTGGTAGCTGTGAAATCAACGCCAACAACCTGCTTCACGCCGTTCAAGTAGACGTCCACATAACCGACGTCGTACACAATGGCGAAAGTTGTCTGGCCACCGGTAGCCGTGTAAACCTGCCTGGACGATGTGCCATTCACAGCAGATCCGGCCGCTACCCAGGAAGACCCATTCCACACCCGCATCTCGTTGGCGGTTGTGTCGAAGTACAAAGCGCCGGTGACCAAGGCGTTACCGTCGTTATCCACGCTGGGCGGAGAACTCTTCGCGCCCAGATACCTGTCGTCGAACTGGTCCCACGAGGCCGCTGCGCTGGTAGCCGAAGCCGCGGCAGAGGTGGCGCTTGAAGCCGCGTTGGTGGCACTTGTAGCCGCTGCCCCTTGACTGGCTAAGGCGGCAGTTGCAGAAGTCGCAGCGGCCGCAGCAGAAGTCGCAGCAGAGACCGTGCTACCAAACAGCGTGTCAATCTGCGTGATCGTGTAGGCGTCAGTGATGCCAAACCCGGCCAGGGTGGTCGGGTTAGTACCCGCAGTGGCGCGGCCGTACGCATCGATCGTCAAAGACTTATACGTGCCTGGCGTAATCGCCGTTGCCGCCAAGTCGATGTCGTCAGCGTTTACTACAATCCTGGACGCTGAGGCGGTGTTCACGTTCAGCGTGTTGCCGCTCTTGGACATACCCGTGCCGGCGGTAATCTGCCCGGCGCCACTGAATTGAACCCACGTCACTGCCGTGCTGCCCAGCGTGCCACCTGGGGCCACTGTGCAGACGTAACCATTGTTGCCGTTGGCCGTGCCGCCCTCAATAAAGGTGAACGCGTGGACCAGCTCGTCCCACGTGTTTGCATCGGGCGCGCGAGTCCAAGACCCTGCGGCCACGACGTAGATGCCGTTCTCAGAGGAAGTGCTCTGGTCTTTAACCAGCACTCTCTGGCCAACAGTCACCGCCACGCCATCAATTGTCTGGGTGCTGCTGAGCGTAATGTTTGCTGTCGTTGCAGCCCGGCACGACGCCTTGGCGTCTAGCCCCTGGACGGAGTTATCAACGTAAAGTTTGTTGGCCGCGTCGGTGTCGTTGGTCGGTGTAGCAAGGCCTGTTATGGTGCCCGCCGTACCGCTGTCCATGTCCAGCGTACCGTTGATCGTCACGTTGCTAAAAGTCGACGTGCCGCTTGTGGCCGTGACGTTACCCGTGACGTTACCCGTGAGGTTGCCGGTCACGTTGCCCAACAGATCGCCCGTGACGTTGCCTGTGACGTTGCCTGTGACGTTGCCTGTCACAGGCCCACTAAAGCCTACTGTTGCGGTGACCGTCGTGCCACGAAGCGTTTGCGCCGTCGTAGCGCCAATAGGCACGTTGTTGATCGTACCGCCCGTGATCGTCGCGGAAGAAAACGAGGACGCTCCGGTCGATGTCACGTTGCCCGTGACGTTGCCCGTGTAGCCCAGCGTGGAGGACAACGAGGTGAACGCCCCTGTACTTGGCGTTGTTGCGCCAATTGCCGTTGCGTTAATCAGCACGCCATTGATGTTGACCGTTGTCAACACCGCTGCGGTGGTGATGCCATCTCCTGTCGGATTGACAATCAAGATGTCGCCAGCCAACCCCACGCCGGACAGAGTTGGCAACTTGTCAAAAGCCTGTGTGACGAGCGTAAACTCATTACGGATGGCAACCGACGCCCCTGGCGCGTTTGGAGCCGGTACGGTGCCTCCGTTGTAGTAGCTGTTTGTCATCTCAGTCCTCGGCGGAAAGTGTAATGCACGATGATGCTGTTGACCGTAAAGGGTTCAAGAAGGTCCGATACGGCTGAAACTCGAATCGCCATATTCTCGGCGGTGCCTCTGACTTCAACTTCAGACGGCGCAATGTCGGAGCCGTCCCACACAAACTCGTCCCAGGTCCAGTCGTCCCAGTAACTGGCGCGCAAATCGTTTGTGTTAGAAGAGTCGCTGTCTTGGGTAAAATATGTGCTTCGGTAACCCAAATCATACCCGAATTGGAACTCCGCGTAAGCGTCCCCGGTGACTTCAACACTGGCTTTTCTGTATCTTTTCAATATGCGCGGAGAGTTGGTGCTGTTGAACGGAAGACCGATCGACGCCGGAATAGGCTCCCCGTCAAAGCTGGTGCCACGCTCCAGTTCGTAAACGTAACCGTTTGTGCTACCCAAGAACATTCTTGCCGTCCCTGACGCGTCTTCTCCTTCGAAGGCGCAATTGATCACATGCGAAAACTGCATTGGCATGGCGCCAAGTAAAGTGCCGTTCAAAATCGTCAAGTACACCCCGTAGCCATCGCTGAAGAAGACTCGGTATTGGCCTTTCTCGCGATTCACGGTGCTGGCGGTTGCAAGATTTATGCGCGGCTGCATGAACGGACGAATGTTCATCGTCAGCGAAGCCGGCAAGAAGTTACCGAAATTTAAACTTGTGTTTAGACTGATCACGCCTCGGTCGTCCAACACATACGCCTGGTCCATTGTCTGCGCAGTGTAGGCCACCGCGCCGGTCCCCGTGTTAAATGTGGCCAGGGCGAAGTTAGCAGAGCTGGTGCCGTAAAGAACTGACGTGTCGCGCCGGGTGTACACCGCCAGCGCGCCGCTGGATTGGTCGCCGGGCAAAGGCAGCAAGTTGGTGATCGCGGCGTTCATCGCAATCTCACCTGCGCCAACGAGGGGCGCCCACTGGAACGGCAGGCCCAGGCCAGAGAACTGCAAGGACGCGCCAAAAGATAAGAACAGGTGCTGGCGATGCACAGCGACGTGAGCAGGCGTGTCGGTAGCCATGCCAGTGCTAATCGGCACCAGGGTCGTACCGTCGAACTCCCAGGCGCGATTCTTGCCATCGCAACTGTACGCCCTGTAGTTAGACACCCCTCCGCCGATATTGCCGATTACGGTCTCTACACGGCCGTCTGGGGCCAGTGTGATAGCGGTCGCCGCGCCTGTGGCGTGGGCTTTGGTAACTCCGCCGACTCGCAGGTGCTCAGCCGCCTGGAATGTCCCGGTTGTAGAACTGAGAATCAGCCTGCCCACAGCGTTGCTGGTGGCAAAGCTTCCGGACGTTATAACGATCCTGGCCACTACTCCGGTAGCGCCACTGGTCTGCCCGGTAACCGTGTTGCCGACGAAGATCTCCGCCGTGCCGGTGTTAAACCCCAACTCAAAACCAAGGGCCACAAGGGTCCATCCGCTGCCGCTGGAAGCGTACATCGCCAGTGCTGTGCCGGCGGCGTTGTTGCGAAACGCATACACGACGCCGTTGTACAGGAAGACCCCCCGCACCGGTCCGGAACCTGTCACAGTAGTAATGTCGCTTCGGTACCTGTCGGCCGCCAGGTTGCGGTACGTCGCGTCAGTGAGCCCATCTGCGACTACGCCGATCTGGCTGGTTAGCGTGCCGATTGTCACCGCCGATACTTGAAGAGTTTCGCCGTTAGTAAAATTGTTGCTTTTTTTTGTGACGATAAGATTTTGCCCGTCAATAGCAATGACCACTGCGGTCTGCCCAGAGGTCAGCCCTGTGATCGTGTTGCCTACCGCTACCGTCCCTGAGAGCACGCACGCAAACACGTCATAGACTGCGTCAGACGGCCTGGGGCGGCCATCAAAGCGTTCGTACCCGGCAATGCGAGTGTAGCCCCCAGTAATGGACGCTTCGAAGTTAGCGGATCTGCGTACAAAACCAGGGGGCAGGGACAGCGTAGGCGTGACTTGATCCAGTCCACCGCGCAAGCGGATCAGGTCGTACTGCACCCGAGGCATCGACGGCATGGTGGACATCGTTCTCTCCTTAAGCCAGCGGCGGGCCGCTGATTATGTCTGGAAGCAAGTCGATCTCAAGTCGACTCATCAACCGTTTGAATTCTAGTTCGCCGCGCTGGTACACCTCTGGAGCAGACTCGTAACCGGCGTAGAACATCATCGCCCGGTACACGATCATCAGGTGAAAGCGAGGTGGCAGATCCGGCTCTTCTGTGGCCGTAGTGAATTCAGTGGGCTTGCGGTAATACTCCCCGACGATCACATAGGCCTGATCAGGGGTTGCGCCAAAGCCCAGGTTCTTGCTGGGTGGAACGATAGTCACCACAACCGGACGAGATCTGGTGTTGCGCATGTTAGCGTACTGGTAGAGGTTTCGGAACGTGTTCCACTCCATGTAGTTCAGCAGCTGCTCGTCGCCGTAATTGGCGGTCAGGCTGCTTGCTCTGAAGCTGTCTCTCTTCCAGTTTGCAAACGTGGTTCCGACGCCAACTTCGGTCGGGGTGTATTGGTACTGCGAAGCCACAGTGTTGAATTGAAGAGGTAGACGCATGAACTGCCAATCTTCATGCGCCGTTTGAATGTCAACCCATGCAGAGTTGATCCAGTTGTAAAACCGAAGCGACTCTCCAGTCAACCCGGTGACTGTTGTCAGGTCAGGTCCGGTAACTCCGCACTCTTGCCTGGCTCGGTTTATCAACTGGAGAAAATTCATTATTCACGCTCAGCCAAGATGTGCTCAAGCCATGTGCGACCCTTTGGATTTTTGTCGTCAACCACAACAAAAGGGAACACCTGGCCGTGGTTTGCCACCATCGCCCACCTGTCCGGCTCGGACGGGTTCGGCGTAACCTGACGGTAGCGGGTCTCTTTCATTCGAGCCAGCACTTCCAGGTATTTACGCTTGATCGGCACATTCTGGCCGCGCGGGATAATCTGGTTCATGCCGTTGACGTTTAGGTGCGCGTACGGCGCATCGTTTTCATTGTTACCTGGATGGATCATCACAACAACAATCTCTTCCATAAACTTTTCTTCTTTAAGCATTTGTTTCAGATCGACGTTGCCGGTAACGGACTCAACGCGTTCACTGTTGTCGATAATTTCAATTGCGCTCGCCATGGTTTTCTCCATTGATTTTATGTTTGTCTTGCTAAAAAGTACGAGCCGGAGCTACCAGCACGGCTCGTCAAAAGCTCCTCACCCCACAGAGGCGAGGAGCCAACGGCGAGCTTACTGAGCGCTACCTGGCATTGACGCGATGTTGGTGTACGTCGCGGTGTTGCCAGTGCCCAGTACCGTAGTGCCTGGGGTAAAGGTCTGACTGGAACTGGTGGTGACCTTGATCAAACCAAACGGAGTCAGGTTAGCAGCCGGGGCATTTGGCACCGGGCAAGGGTCGCCAGCTGCTACGATCATACCCTGTGAGGTAGTCACGTTGCCGCTGGTGTCCAGGAACAAACCGAACAAACAAGCCTGGCTGTTACCGAGGGCCGTGTGGCCAGCAGAAAACGCCAAGTTGTCAGTAATCGCTTTGGACTTGAAGATACCGTTGTTGGTGAAAGTCACCGCAACAGTAGTTTTAAAAGTACCTGCGTTGGTGCCAGCAGCAAGCGCTCCGGAAGTAAGTGACACGAAGCCACTGTTAATCTGTTCAATATTATAGGACATGCTTGTGTCTCCTTAAGCGGAAATAGTAGGGGTCACCGCAGCAGCGGTGGTCGGCGTAGTCGCGGCGTTGTAGTCAGTTCGCAACTGATTCAACGACGTGGCCAACGCAGCGATGTCGACTTGCATAGCGGCGAGCAGCGGTTGAATCTCACGCGAAGTAAGAATGTCCGGCACTTTAGGCATGCGTTGTTTTATGCTTTCGGGCATGTTGATCTCCTCAAATCAAAACAGAGCGCCTCCGAAAAGGCGCTCAGTAGGTTACAGTGCGGTTACACCAGCTTCGATACGGGCCATGAACGCGTCGTTCAGACGCACGCTGGCAAACCATGTCGAGGCGCCCACGTAGCCGAACTGGCCCAGTGGGTTGGCGTGGTTGGTTTGAGAAGCCTTCAGAACGATAGGCTTGATTGAGGACATGCCTTTCAGAGCGACCTGGCCCCATGCGTCTTCACCGATCACCAGGAACGGGTACACGTCGACATTGGCTGCGCCGATAGACAGGCAACCGTTGAGTGTGCCAGAACCGGCGGCAAGGAAAGACTTCAGCAGCGGAGAGCTGATGAAACGGAAGTCTTCGCACGCACCGATCTCGCGATCGTGGATGGGCTTGAAGCTGCCGTATTCCTCAACACGGGTAAAGCCTGGCAGGTTTCGCACGTCAGCAACTGCGTCAGTGTGGCAGAACACGATGAACGCGGGCTGCACTGCGCGTGTGCCGAAGTTGACACCGGGAGCCAGGCGGCTTGTTACGCGACGAGCACGGTTGCTCTCCAGCGTACGAGCGGCCTTACGGATCGCGTTCAGGCTGATCGGAGTGTTCAGGCCGGCACGGGTTGTACCGTTGGCATAGATCACTGTGGATCCGGCCTTCAGCACGCCGTAGCGAACCATCTCCATGACTTCTGCCATGGTCTCGCCAGTCAGCTTAATCATCTCGCCGGGGATGTCGTCTTCGTACAGCTGCTCAACTTTAGAGCTGTACTTGAAGAGGATACCGTACTGTTGCAGCTGAACCGTCACATCCTGGAACGTGATGGTGTTGCTGTTGGGCGTTACGCCTTCAGCCAGTACGAAGTTGCTGGCTTCGACGTTAGGCGTGCCAGCGTAGCGCTGAGTGCCTTCAATCGTGGTGCCGGCAGCAGACGCGCCAAACGGAAGTGTACGACGAAAGACCAGCGTGTCAGTGCTGTTCATCGGCATTTCGCGCTGGGTACCGAAGTCGCCCAGAACGGTGATTGGTTGTGCGTGTTCAAGCATGCCTTGCGCTGCGCGGATAAGGTTACGCGACGCGACCGTGCCGTAATTTTGAATTGCCATGGGGCATATCTCCTAAGTCAGTTTGTTAAAGGCGTTGCTGCTCGTTTTTCTTTGAGCGTTGCCTTGCCTCGTAGTTCCACAGTTCTTCGGGCGTCATGTTGTCAAGTGTCTTTGACTGACGTGACTCACCGGGCTTCGTTACCACAGCGTTCGAAAGTGTAGCTTTTCGCTGATTTTTTATTTCAGCGACCGTCGTTATGGTTGGGACCTTTGCAGCCTTGAACAGATCAATCACCTTTGCCGCGTCAGCAGCTTTTGGGCTGTCTATCAGGTTGTAAACATTGACCGGCTGAGAATTGATCCAGTTGACAAAGTTGTCGCTGTTGATCGTTTCTTTCCAATCGCTATGCCTGGTCTCAAGCTTGGAATATTCGATGGCTTCCATTGCTTCGCTGAGGATCTTCCCGGTACGTTCTTCGATCAGCTTATTCAGCTGAGTTTCCGAAACGCCTTGAGACGAGCCACCGACTTTGGACCCAACGTATTCTTCCATTGCTTCAGCCCATTCAGGAAAATCCTGCTTGAGCTGCTCCCACTTCTCGGGGTTTGCAGTAGCTTTGACAAGTTGGTTCTGGGTAGGAGCCGCAAGTTTCTGCTCTTCCCGTTCACGCTGCCAAGCGGCTACACGCCCTTCTGCTGCGCGGACATGATTCTTGAGATCCTCGTTCGCTTTGTGCAGGCTGTCTATTCGCGCCAGAAGCTCAGGCGGCAAATCCCGAAAAGGATCTGACTCTAGCTTTGGTGCGGGTTCAGGCTCTGGTTCTGGTTCGGGAGTCGGATCTACCGGGTCCTCTACCATCGCTATCGCTTCTTCATCCCACATTTTCTGCACTTCTTCAGTGCTTAGACTCTGCTGTTCGCTCACTTGGTTCTCCGTCATTTATCCTCGGGCGGCTTTGTATCCGCCTCTCAACTGGCGCCCGGCAATGTCATTCCGACACCGGCGGTGCCCCTACCCCCAGAGTCGCCGATTTTGGCAAGTCCAGAATTCTTTTTAGCAGCCGAATCTCGCCACGATAGGCGGCGGTTTCGTCCGCTGTTAGTCCGATTGCGTCGTTCTTTTTACGCACTTTGTCTAGTTCTTCGGTGGCCCAGTTTGCAACTTTGAACCACTCTTCAGGCGCTAACTTAAGCATATGTGTGCTCTTACGCCGTTGATATTAAAGGCAATCCTAAGCCAGGAAACGCAATTTGTACAGCGTAGACTGGTACAGCGTCACAATCTCATCAAGAGAATTGTTGAGCGCCGTTTCGGTGTTCGGGCAGATCTGCGCTCGGTTGTCATCGATCCAGGCCATCTGCTGTTCCAGGATGTCACTGATCTCACCTTCGAACTCGTTGTCGCCCAAAGGAATATCCAGCAGCTCATTGAATCGCCCCTGGTACGCCTCGACAAAACCGTCTACCAACGGAATTACTTTTGCATAAAACGCGCCCAGTGCTTTGTGCTCTGCGTACGACGTGGTGCGCAGGTGCTGCCGGTGCGTCAGATCTCGCGCCACGAAGATCATGGCTACCATCATGCCTGTCTTTTTCATGCTCAGTACCCCGTCTTGGCGTATCTGGGGAACACGGCCAGGACAACCGCCAGGGCGCTACCGCTTCCACCGGAGATAAGCGGGCGCACAAACAACGGGTTCTCATTGCACGCGCTGCTTGCCGCTGAGGTGTAAGCCATGCCGGTTGTCCCGCTCTTTGCTGTCAACGTGCTCCAATTCGTGCCGTCGTTGGACCCCTGCACGGTGCAGGTTGCTCCGCCAAATGTGCCGGTCACCTGGAACGTCAGGTCCGCCGAAGACGGAACTCGAAACGGCGAGCCGTCGTCTGTGCCGGCCAGCGCTGCCCACGTCACCACGATTGCGCCATCTCTGGTGTTTGAAAACTGTACTGTCGCCATTACGTATTCCTCATCGCTTTACTAATTAGCCCGCTACGGGTGGTTTTGGCTGCCGCCTTAAAAGACTTGTCGGTCGGCGCCCCTTTGCTGTTTGGCTCGCGCATTCTTTCACCCGAACCGGCTTTGATTCTTTCACGCTTGGCGTGGATGTTTGCGTATAGTCCTGTCATCACCATTTCACCTTGTTAGCCCAGTAGGCTGCGCTCATCTTACCCTTGGCGATGTTGCTCGCGTGGCGAGCTTTGAACGCCTTGTTGCGCGCCGAGCCATCCGGCGAGCCCTTCACCCCCTTCTGACCGAAGCGAATAATCTTTTCTTTGCCATCCGCGCACGCCTTAACGACGTGGCTCTTCTTCGCGTGGTCAGGTGTCGACCTGGGAGAGTCGCATTTCATCTGGCTCTTGATCAGGCCTTTGCTCATATCCCGCTCCCCATCTGCATCTTCAGGCGCCGCTCAGCGGCGAACAGGTTCTGCTTGCTGCGCTCCTTGATCGCCGTCTCACCCAGGC